GTCTTTTTCTCAAAAAACATCAATGCAGGCCGCCCATAGTGGGCCGGCCGGCGCGGGCATGAGTATCCTGGTGGACACCCTCGATACGTTATGCCAAGGTCTTCCCTCCAATTCCTTAAAGGAGGGGACCGACCAAGTCGTTGACTTGGTGTTAGCGACGCGGGAATTTTTAATTAAAAATTACCTGAGACAGGATTCCGTTATTCAACGGAAAATACTAGTCTCATTCCTACGTCCTGGCGCTAAACTTACTGATTTGGTCCAGGTAAAGGCTCTCAAACATAGAGTCTTCTGGTTCCGTGCACTTGCAGTTCTTTTCCAAAACTGCCTTTCAACTACCGAATCTACTAATCTTGATTTTGTCGAATGTTTTATCAACGGCATCAAGTCCAGCCTGTCATGGGCTGATGATCAGATAGTCAAGTACATCAAGTACTATTCCGTAGCTCCACACGCACGCTTTTTTCGCATGTCGCATGATGCTGATGTTGAGTACCCCCCCGAACCCAAGGATTTCAAAGGCCATAAGTGGTGTATCTTCCCAAACCAATTGGGTAAGTGGTTACGCCTACGAGTTCTAGCCACTCGAAATCCTCGCTTCCAAAAATTCTTCTATTCCTGGCTACAGACCAAACGTGGTTGCGCCGAAATGGATGACTCCGATATTAGGGAGACGTTTGTTAAGCATTCTAAAGCTTTGTCCCGAGTCGCCGATCCTCTTTCCGAAGAGGCTCAAGCTGACTACCAGGGCATGCTTCAAGAACTCCTTTCACGTAAACGTCCCTTCGAAGTTGTCATTCCTAAAGAAGTTAATTGGGAATTTTCACATAATGCATCGTTTGAAATGTCGCGTGGCCACGGTGGCTCCATTCAGGCTGTCCAGATTGCTCTGGCGTCTCGGGAGACCTACCTACGCGCTAACGCTGATAACACTTCATCCTTCATACGCGAAGACGTAGCCTGCGGTGAGCTACTTATTTCATCTATCTTTGATTTTGAGGAGTCTAGAGATTGTCTCCTGAGCCGTCGCGAACTATCCTGGGTTGTCCTTGACTACCTTGGTGAGGAGTATGTTGACGCTTCCTTTTTTAGCGCAAGTGGGGCCTCACGACAAAAGTGGGAGTCTAACGGCGTTGAATTTGGAGGTATGCGTACCACCAAGGGTGAGTTGAGATCAATACTTACCATGGATCGCGACGGTTTGCCTATTAAGGCCAAATTTGAAGATACCGTCAACTATCCCTTTCGAGATCTTCTCGAATCAGCACTACTCAACCATCGCGATGATGTTATGGTGGCCACAGTCCTTGAGCCTCTTAAGGTCCGAACTATTAGTAAGGGTTCAGCTCTTCCTTACGCCACTAGTATGCCCATGCAGAAGGCTATGCATAGCTATCTGAAGCATATACCAATCTTTGCGTTGACCGGCGAACCTATGTCTGAGTCACATTTGTTATGGCTTTCTCGCCATAATACGACTCTCATTATTGCTAATGATCCAGATTACCAATTTCAATGGAATTCTGGGGACTATAGTGCTGCTACCGATGGTTTGGCGATTGATATGACCAAACTGATTTTTGAGCGAATCCTTTCCCGTGTAAAGGCCGAGCCTGGAGATGGGGACCTGATCGATGACTTTCAACAAGTCTGTCGTCATGTCCTTTATGAGCAAACAATTAACTATCCTCCTATTCGAGTTGATGGTAAGAAATACCGTCATCCGTCGTTTAAGCAGACGTGTGGTCAATTGATGGGGAG